ATAATTATACATCTCACACGCTTTTATTGCAACATCTTCGTCTACTTCGACTACTTCCATTATAGCATCTTCTTCGGATTCTAGTTGCATTCTGTATCGTTCTGCATCATCTTCTTGTTCAAATAAGAACAAAACCTTATTATTATTGATGTCCTTAACAGCGTAAGCACCCTCACGCTTGCCATCTTCACATAATAACCACATTACTCCACCTCGCATGCTTGAGCGTATAAACCTCCCACAAGTTTTTTAATTCTAGTTTTGTCGAGATCAATCTCTGATTCTTCTATAAACCTATTTAACAAAGCAATTGTATTCTCATCTTCATCTGCATTGAAATCTGATGCATGAATATAACCATGATTCCAGTCAGCACTTTCGATGACCTTTAGATCTTCTACACCAACAAAATGTAGTTTATCAATAAACTTTTCAAAATCTTTAGGGTTAGATCTTTGTCTAACTATGACTTTGACAATCTTACCTGCATATTCTGTAGCATCAAAGATTTGATATGGAGTATCATCATAGTATATCTTATAGAACATTCTATGAGGATTATTAATAGGTTCTAAATCATATGTTTCTGTATCAAAAATATGAAATCCACGAGTGTCTTCACAATCATTCCAGAACATTTCATATGGATTACCTAAGTAAAATATTTTACCATCATTAGATCTTGTATGATAATGTCCAGTAAATACTCTATCAAATTTCTCAAACCAATCTACTATATCACCACTAGCACCATGATCTTGTGTATATCCTTTGTATACAGCATAACCATTTAGTTCTAGGTGACCAAATGCGACCTTCGCCTTTGTTGATTTAACTTTTCTTTTTATCTTACCTTTATTCTCTTCGTTAATCCAACCTAAGAAAAGACATTTTGTGTCGCCAATCTGATACTCTGCGTGATCTCTGACAAGCACCATATTA